AATCCTTGGTTATATCAAGGAAAAGTTTTTGAGACAGAAGATATTCAAGAGAATTTTGGATTTATCTACTTAATAGAATGCGAAGAGAACAGTAGAAAATATTTGGGAAGAAAATACTTTTGGTCTTTTAGAACACCAAAAGGAAAGAAAAGAAAAGTAAAACAAGAAAGTGATTGGAAAAATTATTATGGTTCTTGTCCTGAATTAAAAGAAGATATAAAGAAACATGGAAAGGATAAGTTCCAAAGAACTATAGTATCTCTTCATAAGACATTAGGTAAAACAAACTATGAAGAGACGAGGCAATTATTTTTAAACAACGTCCTGACCGAAGCACTTGACAGTGGGACTCCTGCGTATTACAATTCAAATGTCATGAACCGATATTTCAGGAAGGATTACTTTAATGGGACTTCATATCAAAAAAATCTGCAATAATACGATACAACAACATATTAATCGTATGTGCGATTTGTGTGAAGAGGGTAGAGCAAGAGATGCGGAATGTATCTATAGTGAAATCCGTGATTGGGTAATTCAAAAAGAAAATCTTGAAGTATTATCACTCGATTATATTAATGGTTATTTTGTGGATTTTTAATCAATTCTAAATACTGTGATATTATGAGATTTATTATGAGTCTGTGACGTGACACTTAGAGCCGTGGAAGGTGCCTCCCGAGAGGGTTGGTATACCCCCCTTTTATACGGATGCCGAATTCTATTAAACTAAATGCTTAAAAACCTAACAAATGTAACCGTAGCAATTTTGGGTGCGGTTGCAACATCAGCGGCAACACTGCCAGCACCGAGTATGGCAACATCTTCAGTAGTACAACCATTTTCAATTGTTCCTGAAGCGCCTACTCAAGAGACAGAGACCAAAGAGGTTGTTCCCGAGAAACCTAAAGTTAAACGATTAGTTTGTAAAGGATGTAATACTAATGAAACGAAGACTGTAGAATTCTTACAGAAACGTGGAATTACTGACAAAAACGCCATAGCAACCATTATGGGCAATATCCGACAAGAATCTACCTTCACTCCTAATGTATGTGAGGGTGGTGCTAGAGTGTCTTATAGTGCTTGTACAAGTGGTGGATTTGGAATTATACAGTGGACTAATGCTCCTCGTTTTTATGGACTAGGAAGACATGCTGCTCGTATTGGTGCTAATCCTTCCTCACTGGATGCACAACTTGACTATATGCTGCACGAAGGTGATTGGAAGATGATTGAGAACCAAATGAAAACACCTGGTGGGTCCATTACTCACTACATGCGTCTTGCAAGTAAGTGGATTCGTTGGGGTCATCATGGGGCAAGAACTGACTTTGCTTATAACTATGCAAATAAATTAGTTCTTGTTGAAGTCTGAAAATACATACAACTTAATAAATACTGAGGAGTTCTATACTCCTCTTTTTTTATGTTTAATTTCAATTTTGGCAAGAAGAAACCTGATATTAAACAATATGCGATTATAGGAGTTGTATTGACCTCCATTATTGCAGCACTCTCCCAATGCTCTGGAATATCCACAAATACTTTATGGGACTTATTGGATGAAATGCAAAGAAAATATTTCCCACAAACTATTCTTAATGAGTTAATCATCAAAGACCCAGAGAAACTTGACCGAAGAATTGAGAGGGATGTTGATAGTGCAATTGATGAGTATTGGAGAAAAACTAGAGAAAAACCCGTAGAGATTCCTGCTCCAATATTTTCAGAGAAACCTGTAGATGAATCTGTATGCTATACGGATGAATGTAAGTCTTTAGGTGGAGAAATGCGTTTATGTGCCCCTTGGATTGACGATTGCCTTAATGAGTGATATGATCAATATGTGCGTAATTGATGTATTGGTAACATTCCTCTCTTCTAAGAAGAACTACTCGGTTCAAATCCGTGTATCCAATCTCGCCCGAACTCTATCGGGACCGTACAAAAAAATGCTTGACAAATTCCAAGTATTGCTCCAAACTAAATACGTTCAAGAAATCCTGTAAGATTTCTTAACACTTGTCGTTTAATTAAAACACATTTATGAATTTTCTTAAAAAACTAATGCTCGTGCCTGTTGCACTGGGTCTTATTGCTCCTGCGGTGAATGCTGCAGAACTCAATACTGAGGATGTCAATAAGTATGCCTCGGCACAACAAGTCACAAGCGTTACCCAATTTACTGATGTCCAACCTACTGATTGGGCATATCAGGCACTTAGCAATCTTGTAGAGCGTTATGGTTGCGTAGCAGGTTATCCTAATGGCACCTTTGTGGGTCGTCAGGCAATGACTCGTTATGAAGCTGCTGCTCTTTTGAATGCTTGCCTAGATCGTGTAACTGAAACTACCGATGAACTTAAAAAACTTCTTGCTGAGTTTGATGCAGAACTTACTGTTATCACTGCTCGTGTAGATGGTCTTGAGAACCGTGTTGGAAACTTGGAAGCAACACAATTCTCTACCACTACCAAACTCAAAGGTGAAGTAAACTTTATTCTTGGTGGCGTTCCCGGTCTTGAAACTAACAAACGTGTTGATGTAGGTAATACTGCATTTAACTATGATGTTCGTCTGAACTTTGATACCTCGTTCACTGGTAAGGACTTGCTCCGTACTCGTCTGCGTTCTGGTAACTTCAGTTCTGATCCTTTTGGTTCCAGTTCTTCACTATTCAAACTTGATAAGGCAGAATCTTATGCCGACCAAGTTGTGATTGACCGTCTGTATTATCAGTTCCCAGTTGGTAAGAGTGTAACTTTAACTGCTGGTCCTCTGGTTCGTAACACAGAGATGGCATGGGTTCCTTCTGCTTATAAGTCGGAAATCCTTGACTTCTTCCAACTTGGTGGTGCCTCTGGTGTCTATAACAAGGCAACTGGTGCTGGTTTTGGTGCTCAATGGAAGCAACAAGTTCCAAAAGGTCAGGGAGGGTTCCTTGCTGGTCTGAACTATGTCTCTCAAGATGGTGACAATACTGAAACTGGTGTCTTCAATTCCGATAGTGGATTGAACTTCCTAGCACAAGTTGGTTATCGTGCTCCTCAGTGGGGTGCTGCGGTTGCTTACCGTTATGGTACTGAAGGCAGTCGTGTCCGCACCTTCAACGCCCTTGGGGGCGGGTCTGGTGCCCTTGCCGCAGGTCAGGAAAGCAATAGCGTTGCTGTGAATGCTTACTGGCAACCTTCTCAGAGTGGATTCGTTCCTTCTATTTCAGTTGGTTATGGATATAATGATGTAGATGGTAAAGGTTCTAAAACTGGTGCCACCGATTCTGATTCCTGGTTCGTTGGACTCCAGTGGTCTGATGTGTTTGCCAAAGGTAATACTGCTGGTGTTGCTATTGGTCAACCCGGTAATTCTGACTTCGTTGGTGAAGATGCCGCGATGCTTGAAGTCTTCTATAAGTATCAAGTTTCGGACAACATCAGCATCACTCCTGCTCTCTTCTATGTGAGCAATAATGCTCGTTATCAAGGAGAATCTTCTTGGGGTGGTGTAGTCCAAACTAAGTTCACCTTCTGATAACCTCTAAGGTTGAAATATCATTTATCCCCCGCAAGGGGGATTTTGTCTTTCTTTTTATTTTATAAATACTTGAAAAAGTATTAGTATAATGGAAAAATTGTTTAAACTTATAAGTGATGCTCAGGCGTCACTTTTTTTGCTATTTCAAAAAACCTGGGTTTACCATTGGCACATTGTTGGGCCTGACTTTAAACAAATACATGATCTATTTGGGGAGCAATACGCAGAAATTCAAGAAGAAGTTGATCGTGTATCAGAACATATGAGATTTTTGAGTATTAAACCTATTAGTTCCTTATCCAGAGTTGTAGAAGTATCTGGAGTTGGTGAAGCAAAGACTAATATTTCCGAAATGGAGATGATTGAAGATTTACTTGAAGGTCATAAAAAAATTATAGATATGTTAGGTGAAGTTGCCGAAGAAGCAGAAGCACAAAGGTCAAGAGGAACTGTTAATCTTGTTGATGATTTAAACGAAGCACACGGTAAGTTCGTTTGGATGTTGAGATCTTTTCTAGAATAAAAATTAATGTTATAATTGAAATACTTGACGAATTAAAACGGATGAATTAAAATGTTAAAGGTCAGATGTAAAATGTGCAACAAAGAGTTGCATTCCCATCCAACACAGACTAAGTGTTGCGGATGCGACAATTTAACCACAGTAAAAGATGATAAAATTACTGCATTGGATTTGGGTTTGGTTGAGTTAATAACAAAACCAAACCAAAAAAATAATAATTCTTCTTCTCTTTTTACAAGAGAGGATCTTGCCTATCAAGAATCAAGAAGAAACCGTAAAATTAGAAAAATGGAGTTTGAAATTAAATGAGTTGGGAAACCCCAAACCTTTCTAAAGGTGATATTGAATTACTTACAATCGCATTGGATGAGTATCTTTATGCGTCAAATTTAGAAGTTCCAGATATGCCTAAAATTGAAAAACTTTTGCATCGATTGGAAGATCATTTAAACAAATTTTAATAATTATAACTATTAATATCATATTGATACAAAACAAATGGATCAACACACCTATAACAATTGGGTGAAGATAAAAGAAACATTCGAAATGTCTAAAAATATAAAAAATATGTTTTATATAAGAGCATGTGAAATAGTTAAGATAAAAAAAGATCCTCTTGCTAAATTTCTTGGTGATAGTAAATGAATATAAAAGATTATGGAAAAATATGTTCTAAAAAAACAACAGAAATACTACAAAAAACTATTAATAGTATAAGATTAGATGATCCAAGTAGAAGAACTTATTGGTTGCCAATTGATAGAGATCCAAAAAATAATATAGAAAATTTTGTAATAAAAACATTTAATTTGTATTTTTCAGAAATTGATAAAAAATCTGTTGTTGGATTTGAATGGTGGTTTCAAACTGAAGATTATATAAATCAAGATTCTCGAAATGGACAATTATCACCAATATTACATTTTGATTGTGATGAAAATAAAAATACGTTTGAAAATATAATTATCAGTCCATTGGGATGTACAATAACGTATTTAACA